CCCGAAGTCGTACAAACCGAAGTCTTATGCCGCTGGGTGCAAACCATCTCAAGCATTATCGGAGCGAACGAGTGGAATAACTGTCACGATGAAAGCGTCGATCTCGATACGGAGAAGCTGACATGGATGGCGCTTGACATTTCACCGGATCGCAAATTCTGTGCGTTAGTAGGGGCTCAAAAACTCGGCGATGAACGCTTCGTCGTAAAGCTGCTCCATACATGGGAAAACTCCGTGCAGTTAGACGATCGAGAGATCGCTAATGAAGCCGCTAAATACTGTCGGAAATATCCGCTCGAGTATTTGCTATATAGCCGTCGAACTTCGGGCGCTGTAGCTGCAAGATTCCAGCCCGCTGGTATTCCAATTTTCGACATGGACTCGGTTTACCCTCAGAGCTGCGATGAGTTACTGGGTGCGATTAACTCGGGACGATTACGCCATCGAGGACAGAGCGATCTCACTAAACAGATTCTCTCAGCTGTTCAACTAAAGCGCGGCGATGGTGGCTGGGTTATTGGACGTCGAGCTTCGCAAGCTGCGGTTTGCGCGGCGGTAGCAACGGCGTTAGTAACACACTTCGCGACACGCCCAGAGATGGACTTCGATATTATGACAGCCTAGTGCTATAAGTCTGTAAGAATTGGCGCATGGGTATTCGTGATCTATTTGCGTCAAAGGTGGAAGCTGTAACGCCGCTCCAAAATAGCGACATCGAAGCTTCCGTTTCACCTGTATTCGCTTTGGACTCGATTTATACCTTTAATGGCGGCGCTACTCAGGCAACGCGCGAGGAAGCTATGAGTGTCCCTACGATCGCTCGTGCTCGTGGGATCATCTGTTCGTCCATCGCTTCGATCGGGTTACAACTCCGGGACAATACGACAGGGCTCGAAGTGCCAGCGCCCCGCGTAATTCGTGATCCCGATCCACGCGTTCCGGGTAGCGCAACTTATGTCTGGACAGCTGAGGATTTATTATTTTATGGTTATGCCTATTGGCAAATTACCGAACTCTTTGCCGACACTATGCGAATTCGTTCCGTTCAACGAATCGTCCCAACACGCGTCGGCGTTTTCTTAAACAATAACGGAACCGAAGTTCTTTATTATACCATTGACGGAAAAGCGATCCCCGAATCGGGCGTCGGCTCAATAATTGTTTTCTACGGAAACGATGAAGGATTATTAAATCGTGCCGGTCGGACAATTCGTACTGGTGCGGAACTTGAGCGAGCAGCTGCGAACTATGCTCGCGAACCTGTCCCGTCGATGGTATTAAAATCAAACGGAACAGCGTTACCAGCTGATCGAATTGCTAAATTACTTGAGTCATGGGGCGTCGCTCGACGTAATCGCTCGACCGCGTTTCTTAATGCGGACGTAGAATTACAAACTGTCGGCTTCGATCCTGAGAAGTTACAGCTCGCAGCTGCCCGTTCGTACATCGCAACAGAATTAGCTCGCGCTATTGGTATTCCGGCTTTTTATGTTGACGCCGAAACTGGATCGAGCATGACTTACTCCAACGCCAACGTTACTCGCAAAACTTTGCTGGACTTCTCTTTGATTCCGCTAATGACAAGCATATCCACGCGATTAAGTATGCCGGATTTTATTCCATCATCACAGACAGTCAATTTCCGTTTAGAGGATTACTTGCGTGGAAGTGAAGCGGAAAGAGTAGCAATTTACAAAACATTATTTGAAATCGGCGCAATCAGCGTCGAGGAAATCCGACAAGCTGAGGAAATGATTAAATGAAGCTAAACATGCCGCTACAAATTACGTCAGCCGATAGCGAATCTCGCACTATTACCGGACGCGTCGTAACATGGAACGAAACTGGATCGACGTCCGCCGGACTTACAACGTTTAAGCCAGAATCTATCGCCACTAAGAACGTTAAATTATTACTTGAACACGATCGCACTCGACCAATCGGAAAGGTTCTATCTATGACCGCAACCGAACAGGGAATCGACGCGACATTTAAGATCGCGGAAACAACAGCGGGCAACGACGCACTCATAGAGGCAGCCACAGGTTTGCGCGATGGTTTTAGCGTAGGAGTTAAAGTAAACGCGCACGATTTCGTCGATGGCGTGTTAGTAGTAGCTAAAGGCTCTCTCGATGAAGTCAGTTTAGTTTCAGAGCCAGCCATCGACAGCGCCCGCGTCAGTTCTGTAGCTGCAAGTCAAGATGGCATGGACGACGAGGACGAGGACAAAGAGGAAATGAAAGCAACAGATGAGAATTCTGATCCCTTAGATGAGGAAACAGAAGAAACAAATCCAACAACAGAAGGAGACGAAGTGTCAGACACTACCGAAACCGCTCCTGCCGAGACATCGGTAGAAGCGTCAAAGCACGTTCCAATGGCGTACACAGCGCCACGTTCACCTATTGTCGATAAGGTTTCTTATTTACAGTATTCACTCAAGGCGTCAGTTCTACACGACGAGGACGCTCGCCAGTATGTCAAGGCTGCCGATAACACAACATCAACAGCTCCCGGCATGGTTCCAACACCACAAAGCCGCACAGTTATCAACGCGTTAGCAAATGCTGATCGTGGCATGATTGACGCACTATCTCGCGAAGCGTTATCAGCTACTGGTATGACTTTCGAGCTGCCAAAGGTCACAGCTGTCCCGACTGTAAGTAACATCGCTGAAAATGCTGCAATTACAGAATCAAATCTAAGCGCAACTTACATTTCGGTTCCCGTAAATTCCTTCAAGGGTCGCGCAATTTCCACGATTGAGCTCATTGATCGCAGCGATCCATCGTACCTAACAGCATTACTCCAGAATCTTGAATTTGCTTACGCTAAAGTCACAGATGAGTTCGCTGTCGGAACTATTGCCGCAGCTGGTCAACAAACAGGCGTTAATGCGAATACAGCTACTGGATTCTTAGGTTATACATCTCAAGCTGCGGGCGCTGTTTATTCATCGTCATTAGGCTTTGCTCGTAACTTAGTAGTTAGCCCGGGACAATGGACTAACATCATGGGTTACAACGACAACGGCGCACCTCTATATAATGCGGCGCAACCGAGCAATGCGGCAGGATCGGTTCGAGGCGACAGTTTGCGTGGAGTAGTTTCTCCGGGTCTAAACCTATTCGTTTCACGTTCAATTGGAAACGCTGGACCAACAACATCAGCTGGCGATTTCTCAATGGTCGTAGTTAACCCAGACGCATGGACATGGTACGAATCTCCACGCTTTGAGCTTCGCACTAATGTCAACTCAGACGGAACCATCGATATTCTTTACTATGGTTACGCTGCAATCGCTCCAAAAATTCCATTTGGCGCATGCTGGAACCAGACCTGAGATAACTAAATAATCATCGGTCGTTTCGCTCCCGAGGCGACCGAGCAGAATCGAGAGAGGAACGCTAATGCCACAAATAGTTACAGCGCAAGAACTTCGCGACGTGCTAGGTGTTAGCGTTTCTCTTTACTCGGACGTTTATTTAGAATCTATGATTTTAAGCGCCGAGGGCGCGATCTTGCCATTACTAACAGGCTATCAGTCAGCTGTCACAGGTATTGAAGTCAAAGACTCAATGGCGTTTTACACTACTCAAAGAATTAACTATTTCGTTCCCGGTCAAACTGTCGAGATTACAGGTTGCGGAGCTGCGTTTGATCTAACTGTCACAGTTAACGATCACCAAATCGCGCCTTATATTTTTACGACCGCAACAGCTGCACCCGATCAAATTTTTACGCCAATTATTCCCGCTGGCTTAGCTTGTTTAGATGGCTCCACAGCTGGCGATCTTTACTCAGGCGTTCAACCTGTCAAGTCCGCGATACTTGTCGTATCGGTTGAGGTATTTCAGTCGATCACAGCTCCGGGTAATACTTCCGCTCAGGTTGACTTTAATCCGAGCCCGTTCGTTTTAGGTAGGTCTCTCCAAAATAGAGTAATAGGGCTCTTAGCTCCGTTCGTTGACGTAGAAACTATGTGTCAATAAATGCCAACTTCAATTCAGGCTGACGTTCGCGCGCCGCTGGCGACCGCTCTCGCTGGCGTGACCGCGTCGGTCTATGAGTCAGTACCCGAAGCTATAATTCCGCCAGCCGCAATTATTGTGCCCGGAACGCCCTATCTCGAGACCACGCTTATTAGTAGCTCCATCCAATTAAAAGTTAATTTCACCATCTCAGCCGCCGTCGCGTATAACAATAACGCGGGCGCTCTCGATAATCTCGAGAAGTTAGTCATACAGATTCTCGCGGCTATTCCGTCGGGATATATTGTCGGCGACGTATCGCGTCCGTCGATTATTGCGTTAGGTTCGAGTAATTTACTTATTTCGGATATTGACGTGTCCACTTACTACAAGCAAGAAAACTAGGAGAACAAAATGCCGACAA